AAATATGACAGGAGGAATGTTAGATTTAGGTGAACTCGTCAAAAGAGCAATCAAATATCTTGTTGAAGGCCTTATGGTTGCTATCGCAGCCTATGCTATCCCAAAGAAAGCACTTAACTTAGATGAAGTTGCTCTCATTGCTTTAACTGCTGCTGCTACATTTAGTATCTTAGATACTTATGTTCCTAGTTTAGCAGTTGGAGCTCGTTCTGGTGCTGGATTTGGTATTGGAGCAAATCTTGTAAAATTCCCTGGTGGATTTTAATTAAATAAATAATAATATGTTCACTTTTATATGAATATATTATTTTATATTTTTTTTATTTATTTATTATTGATTATCATGTCACCAATTCGTTATATTACATATTTACCGACTATCCCTATATATCCTGATAATGAGAAAGAAGTATTACAAGTTGAAAAGGAAGTTAAAGTAAGGAATCAACATGATATAGATTATTTTTATTTAACTGATACAAGTGTTAGTCATGCTTTTACTTCTATAGTTCCATTATCTATTGAAGAAATTGATTCTATGATTACACAGTTAGATGTAGTTTTTATTATTTCTTTTTTTAAATATTTAATTAATCGCCCAAGACCTAAACAAATCAAACCCAAACTAGATGTGTTACAATCGATTTCTGCTAACACACCCGCTTATCCAGCTGGACATGCGTTCCAAGCTTATTACTTAGCCAAAAAATTAGGTAAATCTTATCCTGAACTACAACCTCAACTTGATTCTATTGCCGAACGATGTAATTCTGTGCGAATTAAAGCAGGTCTTCATTATCCTAGTGATGGCGAATTCTCCAAACAATTAGTTAATATTTTTTATTAATATTTTCTCACTACATACATGTAGTATATGACAAAAAAAATAATTATATTTAGCAATAATATAATGATTTGGTTATTATTTTTATATTTACCTCTGATTTTCTCTCAACCGATTAAAATATTACAGTTTAATACAACTAATAATATTTTACTTAAAGGAGAGATAAATGAAGAATCTACTAGTAAATTTATACATGAATTAAATTTATTACCTAACAAAAATAACACAATTGTATATTTAAATACTCCTGGGGGATCCGTTACCCATGGAATGAAAATTGTTTCCGAAATTCAAAAATATAATTTAAGTTGTGTAGCTGAAACAGCATACAGTATGGGTTTTATTATATTACAGGCTTGTAAAGAGAGATTTTTATTACCACATGGAAAATTAATGCAACATCAAATGGCACTAGGAATATCCGATCAAAAATCTAGGATAGAAAGTTATATGAATTTTATAAATCAAATGGAAGATGACATAATTTCAATGCAAACAAAAAGAATAAATATAACAGTATCAGAATTTAAACAAAAAATAAATAATGATTGGTGGTTATATGGCAATAACGCAATAGAAGAAAATTGTGCAGATGAAATCGTAAATATAGATTGCACAGAGACACTTACCAAAAAAACGGAAACAATTGAAAAAGGAAGTTATATATATACATATTCGAAATGTCCATTGATATCAAATCATATTAAAAGAGAGAAAAACAAAAATAATGATGATATACTATTTATACCTTTTTTTAAATGAATACAATTTGCAAATATTACTTAAACATATAATTATATTTAAGTATAATGAGTTATTATAGTTTAGAGTATATTTGGATTGATGCCAATAATAATTTGAGAAGTAAAACAAAAATATTTCATATTTATTCAAATGAGGAATTATGTATACATGATTTACCTGAATGGAATTTTGATGGTAGTTCAACAAATCAAGCAACTGGGGACAATTCAGATGTCATTTTAAAACCTATATGTATTTTTAAAGATCCATTCAGAAAATTTACAGATATTACTAGTAAATTAATATTATGTGAGACTTATGATTCAAATGGTAATCCATTGCCATCTAATACCCGTTTTGCAGCCAAAGATTTATTTAAAAAAAAAAGGCATGAAAATCCTTGGTACGGATTGGAACAAGAATATTTTATTATGAATTCTATCACTAAATTACCAGTGGGTTATAATGAATATAATTCTCAAGGACAGTATTATTGTGGTGTAGGAGGAGGAAATGTGTTTGAAAGGAAATTAGTAGAAAAACATTTAGAGTATTGTTTATATGCGGGAATTACAATATCAGGAATTAATGCAGAGGTAGCGCCAGGGCAATGGGAATTTCAGGTAGGACCATGTGAGGGAATAAAAGCAGGAGATCATTTATGGGTAGCAAGATATATATTGTGTAGATTATGTGAAGAAGAAGAAAATATAGAAATTAGTTTTGAACCGAAACCATTGAAAGGAAATTGGAATGGTTCAGGATGTCATACCAATTTTAGTACAGAGAATATGAGAGAAGGAACAGTTGATAAAACTGGACTAGAGTATATTAATGAAGCTATTAATAAATTAAAAGAAAAACATATGGAACATATGAAAGTTTATGGAAAAGGAAATGAAGAAAGGATGTCAGGTAAATTTGAAACAGCCGATTATTATACATTTACAGATGGTATTTCAGATAGAGGTGCATCTATAAGAAGAGGATTACAAACTGTAAAAAATAAGAAGGGATATTTTGAAGATAGAAGACCTAGTTCTAATTGTGACCCATATTTAGTAACATCTAAAATATTGGAAACTATTACTAGTATTTAATTTTTTTCAAAAGCAAATATATAATGGATAGCACTAATAAAGACATTGATATTATGCATGGGATATTATTATTAATATTGGCAGTATCAGGTAATTTTATTGCGGAAACATTAGGATGTAATTTACAAAAATTATTAAGAGAAAATATGTTAGCGAAACATATTTTGATTATATTTATTATATATATTTCTTTAGGATTTACAAGTGATTATAATCCAGATCCTGTAATTTTATTAAGAAATTCTATATCAATATGGGTATTATTTATATTATTTACAAGAATGTCTTTACCCTTTAACATAGCTGTGTTTTCTTTACTTTTTATCTATTATTTTATTGATACTTATATTAATTATTATTCCGCAAAAGATAAGAAAAAATACAAAAAAACGATAGATAGTTATAATCAAATACTAAAATATTTAAAATATTTGATAATAGGCTTAGTGATAATAGGATTTGTATTCTATTTAAATAAACAACGAAATGATTATGGTAAAAACTGGTCTACATTTAAATATATTTTTGGAGTGCAGAAATGTAAATCAGTAAAATAAAAGTGTCAATGATTAAATACTATAAATAACTAAATAAACAATTAATAATTGTAATAATACACTTACCAGACCTAATCCTAAATATGAATTTTTTAATATAGTCAATTCATAGGTTTGTTCATCTGAGCAATTTTGTAAACTTTTACATTTTTTTATTGTATAATTCATTCTCTGTGTGTAGGGGTATAATGCATATACTAAATATACAGTAGATATAATAATTAAACCGATTGATATTGTCTTGGCTAAATAAGGTGCAACTTTTAATGAATTAACGCGAGACATATGATAAAATAATAAACTGGTTGTTAATAAAACACCAGATACAGCATACCAATCACTTAACAAATCTTCCGAACTAAATACACTATCAGAATAAGCTAGATGAACTTGATTTTGATTTGTCATTATATTATATTATGAGTAAAAAAGAAAAAGTATAAATTTCTTTTTTACTGTAAATTAATTTACAAATATAAAACTACTCTAATCATACTATAATACTAAATTTAAATAATCATATTTTTTGCGCGTAGCATAAATGTTTGTTGTTACACAAGAATATAGCCATTCTTTTGGGAGACAAACATAATAACTTACCTAATGAAAAGCAGAATTTCTAAGCATTTTTCTATAATCATAACGAATAGACCAAGTACCTTCACCAGCACAATGTTCACAACAAAAGTTAAATAAACGGCCCAATATTTTTATATTTCGGAATTCGGTTTCATATCTACATATACTAGCATCACAATAATCATTATCACATGGAATTTCGGTTAATTCGTCAAGAACAGGACCCATATTCCATTTATGATGAGCAAACATAAGATCCTCCATAACATGTTTCATATACTCCCTATGTTGGGGATTATATGAAAATATAACATCTACCAATTCTTTTGGTAAATATTCGAAAAGAATGTAATTAGACATTTTAAAATATTAGATAAAATAACAATAAGACATCTAAAAATTGAAAAAAAACTTCAATTTTTTTTCATTTTTTTCAATTTTCTTTAGCTCTTCTACGCATAGCTTTTCTATAATCATAACGAATACTCCATTCACCTTCCCCAGCACAATGTTCACAACAAAAGTGATATAAAGTATTCAATATAATGACTGATTGAATGGCATAGCTATTTCTTGTTATAATTTTGCCGCAATAATCATTATCACATTCTTGTGAAATTAATTCATCAAATACAGCACTCATATTATATTTATGATGGGCAAACAATAGATCATTCATAACATCTTTCATATATTCCCTATGTTGGGGATCATATGAAAATATTTCGTTAACAAGGACCTGTGGTAGGATTTGAGCAAGAGGATGTAAAACCATAATGATTAAATACCAAATAAGAAAGATTGATAAGAGAGAAATAAAACTAAAAATAAACTTCAATTTTTTTAAATAGTAGGTATGAATTCCCAATTGAGTTCTTCACAGATTTTTTTCCATATTTCATCTTGTTCTATTCTTTTTTCTCTATCTTTCAACATAGGAAAGTAAGGTAGAAATTGAGTTTGTTCTAATAATTCGCATAATTTATAAACAGTATAATAGTAATTCAAAAAATTAACTCTGTCATCAGGACAGAATTTAGCATATGGTGCTTGAATTTCCATAAACAAATTACACAAAGATTCTTCAAGTTCAGGAGTCATAACAGGTGGTTTAATACCTAATTTATCTTTAATAAATGGGATATGTTCATAATATTTATTATAACCAAGTTTCTTTAAAATTTCCTTTGCTTTTTTATTAGTTAAATTTTTTAGTTCAATGCGTTCCTTTTTAATTTGATTTTTAATATTTTCTAATACTTCTTCTGGAATTTGTGTTGTTTCTTTTGCTTGAAATTGTGCTAATATTTCTCTAAAATGATTAATTCTTTTATATGCATAAAAACAAGCTTCTTTGGGAGGTTCTTTATAGGAAGGTTTTTCATTTTCAACTAAATATTGAATATGCTTATAACAATTATTACAAACCATAATACCTTCATGGTCAATGGGAATTAATTCACCCTTTTTACAGAATTGACATATATCAGTTTCAAAAATAAATTTATTTATATCTATAAAAGATTCATCCAAATTAGAAAGATATTTTTGAATATTATTTTTATTTTCATTATTTTGAATACTTACTTCTTCTGATTTAATTTTAAAAAATGAATTTAATAATTTAGTTTTGTTATTATCTAAAGAAACAGATTTTTTTGTTTCAAAATAATCAAAAATATATTTATTATTATTCAAATAATATTTTTTTTTATTAGTCTTTAATTCCTTTATTTGGGCAGTTATTTCCAATATTTTATCTTTTATTTCTAGTTGTTGTTCAATAGGCAATTTATTTTCAAGTAATTTAGTAAAATATCTTTTTTTGGCCCTCAATTCAGGAATAATATCAAGTTTTTCTTTTTCAAATTCTTTTTCAATTTCCTTATGTTTACTATCAAGAGTCGTGATACTTTTTTCATCTAAAATAATTTTTTTATTTGTCTTATGTTTAAAAGACGGCATTAATATAGTTAATTCATAAGATTATATTTAATATATTATTTAATTAAAAAGTATTTCAAGTTAATTTTTTAATTATGTTTTCTCTCTAATTAACAAATGAAGGTAAATATGGAAAGTTTTGACTTTGAAAAATTGCATCCGAAAACAGTGTGTATGATGAATTATTTAAATGATTATTTAGAAAATGAATGGAAAATAAAAAAAAAAAATAATTGTTATATAATTTCTAATCATTCATCCAAAATTTATACTTTAGATAATCTTCATGTTAATGGTAATATAATACCTGATAATAAACAAAAATACATATTAGCATTTATTTATAATGGATTAAATAATGGATGGACTATTAAAAAATATAATAATCAATACATTTTTTATAAAAATCATGAAGGCAAAAAAGAAATTTTTTCTGATTCATATATTAATACATTCTTGAAGGAAAACTTTAATTTCAATTTAATTAAATAATTTCATGTAGATAAAAGAATTTTTGTTGGAAAAAAAAAATATTTAGCAATATTATAACCATGGGAGGTGGATTAATGCAACTAGTAGCTTACGGTGCCCAAGATGTATATCTTACTGGCAACCCTCAAATTACTTTCTGGAAAGTCTCTTACAGAAGACATACTAATTTCGCAATGGAGTCCATTGAACAAACTTTCAACGGACAAGCTGATTTCGGACGCAGAGTAACATGCACAATCAGTAGAAACGGTGATCTTGCCTACAGAACTTATCTTCAAGTTACTCTTCCTGAGATCAACCAACAAATGGCTAACACCAGCAATTCTGATGGTGTCTATGCTCGTTGGTTAGATTTCCCTGGAGAGCAACTTATCTCTCAAGTTGAGGTTGAGATTGGTGGACAAAGAATTGACCGTCAATATGGTGACTGGATGCACATCTGGAACCAACTTACCCTTACTTCAGAACAACAACGCGGATACTACAAGATGGTTGGTAACACCACTCAATTAACTTACATCACTGATCCTTCTTTCAATGATGTTGATGGTCCTTGTGAGTCTAACGCTCCTCGTCAAGTTTGCGCTCCTCGCAATGCTCTTCCTGAGACCACTCTTTATGTTCCATTCCAATTCTGGTACTGCCGCAACCCTGGACTTGCCCTTCCTCTTATTGCTCTTCAATACCACGAAGTCAAGATTAACCTTGATATCAGACCTATTGATGAGTGCTTATGGGCTGTCCGCACACTTAACAATGCTAAATGCACCACTGGTGGTAGTTCCGCTAAGGTAACCACTGCTTACAACCAATCTCTTGTTGCTGCTTCTCTTTATGTTGACTATGTCTTCCTTGACACTGATGAGAGACGCAGAATGGCCCAAAACCCTCATGAGTATTTGATTGAGCAACTTCAATTCACTGGTGATGAATCTGTCGGATCTTCTTCCAACAAGATCAAGCTTAACTTCAACCACCCTGTTAAGGAGCTTATCTGGGTTGTCCAACCTGATGAGAATGTTGACTACTGTGCTTCTCTTGAATGTGGTCAAACTCTTTACAAGGTCCTTGGTGCTCAACCTTTCAACTACACTGATGCTATCGATGCTCTTCCTAATGCCATCCATTCCTTCGGTGGACCTGAATCTGTAGCTGAAACCTCTACTTCTTTCATTAAC